TATTGTCGCTTCAGCGTAAAACATGGAAAGGAGTTTTTCAAATGAGAGTAATTTCACAGGACGGCAATTTTGATTTGCCATATGAAAATCTAGCAATTTTTATTGAATACGAAAATGTTGCTGCTAGATTTAAAAACGAGAGATATTTGTTAGCTCGATATTCAAGTGAAGCAAAGGCAATTAAGGCTATGGAAATGCTTAGAGAAACATATGCTGGTATGCCTATTATGATGCAGAATGTTGAACTTACAGAAGAAGAGATAAAGGCTATTGAAAGAATAAAGAAAGATGGCATTATGGTACGGCTGGTAGATGAACCATCAAAAGTCGAGTACTTTAACAATATTATCTTTCAGTTTCCACAAGATAGCGAGGTGTAATATGGATAAAATGGATGTTATAGAAACTGCTAAAAGACTTTTTAAAGATAGAGAAGAATATTTCAAAGAACTTGAAGCGTTAAAAGAGGATATAAGTTTCTTTGATATGTATATGAAAAGGAACAAGAAAAGTAAGGCTAAATTTGCAGTAAGAATTTTTTACAACTGTACTTCCAAAGTTTTTGATGATATTTGGAAAAAGTATAGTCATTATACGTCTGATATTGAAATAGTTTTTTCGGAGTTTATAGTTTTGAAAGCTATTATACAAGATATTGACGAAGATACAAACCGTTTTACTAAAAATACAAAGAAAGAATTTATAGATTATTTCGAGCAGTACGGAGAGACTATGATAAAAGATTATGTTTCAGAATTTATTGGTTGTAGCAGAGGCTGTACAGCTGTACTTGAAAAAATTGAACAAATTAAAGCTGAACAAATCTAAAGATTGAGGAGTTGAACTACAAATGAGTGCAAGGAGAGCCACTATAAGGCGTGAGAGATTGCAGAGGAACAAAGTTGACAAGAAAAAATGTGCTATGGCTGAACTTGAAAGAGCAAAAGAGCAAGGCATCATTGATGGCAGGGCGATAGGTGTTAGTGCGTGCCTTGAAGTGTTACACAGCAAATACAAGTTTAGCAATAATAAAGCACAACAGTTACTCAATGTTATGGGGAGAGAAAGTGCAAGACTTGATGATACAGGCGTTAGATTTGTTGCAAATTACTATGCTGAGAAGTTTGAAAAGAAACTAGATGTACTGGGAATGTATCAAGATATAGCTGATATTCCTACAAAGATTTATTGTGCATCAAAGCATGAGTTGTTTGTAACATCGGTCGCAATAGCTTTGATGGTGCTAAATGAATTATGGAATTTTAGCAGTAACGATAAAAACACTGGTCGGCTTGATTACATCATGGAGTATTGCACAAATCGGTATTTAGAAATGCAACTTGACCCCGATAATAACACAGCAGAATATTACTTTGAGCGAATGTTAAGACGGACTGGTTATAAGTTGCATTAAGAGGTAAATATGATAGACGAAAAGAAGATTATTAAGAAAATCGAAAACAGGATAGATACTTATATAAAAGAATATCCTGAAAAGAAAAACTGTGAATATGTAGAAACACAAAGAGAATTTATACATATATTACAGATTGAAGCAAGAGAACAAAGCAAATCCGATTTAAGAAAGGAATAACGAGTACCCGGTAAACCGGGTTGATGCAGAGGGTGTATAACTGCTAGCGAAAAATCCTAATTAGTAGAGTGTAAAAAGCGTGTGAAGCCATTTAGGATTATCCATGTTACGGTATTTGTAGCGTGGTGTTATGACAAAATTAAATGTATGTTGGATAAGTGCAGGAATATCAAGTTTTATGGCTGGATATTTAGCAGGGAATGTAGACGAATGGATTTACATTGATATATCAGACCAACATTCAGATAGTTTGAGATTTATTAAAGATTGTGAGAAAGCAATCGGGAAAGAAATACAGGTTTTGAGCAGTAAGGAATATAGGAGCGTTGAAGATTGTGTAAGAGTGTTTGGTGGTTTTAGAAATCCCGCTAACGGTTTTGCTCCTTGCACAAACTGGTTAAAAAAGAGAGTTCGTAAAGAGTGGGAAGAACAACACAAAGATTGTGATTTGACTTATGTGTGGGGATTTGATTTGAAAGAGAAAAATCGAGCAGAGAGAACAATCGAAGCTAATCCGCAAGCAAAACATGAATTTCCACTTATTGACCGAGAGCTTTCTAAAGAGGAGGTTCACGGACTGTTTGAAAGGACTTTTGATTTTGCCCGACCGAAAATGTATGAATTGGGTTATCCGAATAATAACTGCATCGGATGCGTAAAAGGCGGCATGGGCTACTGGAATAACATCCGCAAGGATTTTCCCGATGTATTTGAAAGCAGAGCCAAGTTGGAAAGAGAAGTTGGTTATTCAATACTGAAAGACAGTGACGGCAAACCTATATTTCTTGACGAATTAGACCCGAAACGAGGGAATATGAACACTGAAATTTTTCCTGACTGCGGCATAATGTGTTATTTGAATTTAGAGTGAGGTGAGAACATGACAGTAGACGAATTTAAGCTACTTGCGGTAGATACTAAGATTTCAGTGCGTGATATACGAACTGGAAAGTATCTTAAAGATAAAAAAGAATACGGCAGGCGAAAGATACAGGAAGTGTACGCAAGAGCACATAAGTATCAGGACGGCTACGAAGGAAACATAGTATTGATGGTGAGGTGATTTTATGGAAGATAGATATTTATCCAAGGCAAAGAGGATTAGTGACGGAGAATGGGTTGTTGGCTACATTATAAGATATGGATATACAGGAAAAGAAAAATACTATATAGTTCCAAGCTATGCATCTGATTTATATTGTTTTTTAATAGACAAGAATACAATCTGCCGATGCACAGGATTGAAAGATAAGAATGGTAATCTTATTTGGGAAAATGATATTGTAAAAGACTTATTTAGTGATGTTTACGCACAAATCAAATATGGCGGCTATCAAAGTTGTTTTGACAGTACAAAAGTTGAACATATTGGATTTTATGTGAATTGGTTTGGTAGATATGCAAAAAGCCGCAGAAAAGACTTAGGTTACTGGATAAATATGGTTGATGCAGAAATTGTCGGCAATACATTCGATAATCCTGAGTTGTTAGAAAGTGAGGAATAAACATGGCAAAGATATTTAGATTTAGTGGTTATTTTGTAGATAATGACAAGTACCCGTATGAAGATGGGACATTTGAATCTGCCCTTCTTGATGAAATAACAACATATGCTATTCATCAGCTACACATTGAACAGAGTGAGGATTTTGTAATTGATGGAGAACTGGAAGAAAATTGTGACCTTGCGTTATTAACAAGACATTTTAAAGGCTTTTGTGATAGTGCTTACAACTTTGACCGACCTATTCCACAGACAGGTGAAAAATATAGACATTTTAAGCAGGGCAAAATAGTTAATATCATTGGGATTTGCAGACACACAGAAACTACAGAAATTTCAGTGGTGTACGGTTGTGAAGGACATATTTGGAATAGACCTCTTGAAATGTTTATGAGCGAAGTTGACAAAAAGAAATATCCTGATGCGAAGCAGAGATATAGATTTGAGGTGGTTAAGTGATACCCGAATGTGCAAACTGTAAAAATCTCTTTACTTGCACGATAAAAGACAAACTGAAAAATGAAGCGTGTGTGATGTTTGAGGAAAGAGACAAGGATAAATCAGAAGCTAGGAAAAAGATTGACATTAGGAGATATGTGGCAGCAGAGAAACAATGATTACAAAGATGGATACTCAAATATTATTATTCATCCCGATGGAACTATTGGAACTAATTGGAGATAAGAAAGTAGGTGATTCAGAGTGAAGATTTTAAGCAAGAAGAAATGTGAAGAAATTCTGAAAAGAATTACTGCGAATGAAATTATTCAGACCGAATACGGACTGCCCAATATAAAAGCAGAAACAAAAGCGACAGAAAATAGAGCAGAAATAGCTTTTATTGTCGGTGGCATTAAGGGAATGGATAAGGTGCAGAATACATTAAGAAAAAGGTATAACAATAACTAAAAATCAAAGAAAGGAATAGGTTGTCGCGACATAAAACTGAGGTTTCCTTTTGGTGATGAAATGAATTTTGATGATTATATTTGTGACGGTCAAATTAGTATGTTTGATTTTACGAATGATGCATCTGATAACACCGATATTGAATTTAACCCCTTAAAGTCCCTTGCGTTGCATGGTACTGGGATTCGTAACGGTATGAAGCGTATAAAAGAGTATTTTTCAGAAAGTCATACTTTGAGAGAAAAAGTTGCGTTTTTGAAAAACGAATACGGAACAGGCGGTTTCGGTTCGCCAGTCAAAAAGCCTTGCTATATACATGATATGTGTACGGCTACTTCACAGAAATTGATTGAATATGAGTATTACGATGAAGATATGCAGGACATAAAGAAGTATTGCAGTTGGGTTGATTTAGCAAATGTTATCACAGAAATGATTGAGCATAATGAGTATATTTACAGAGAGGGTGATTGATACGGCAATATATAGAAATGTAAGGCTTTCGTTTTGGACTGACAACAAGGTAATAGACGAGTTCACGCCCGAAGATAAGTATTTTTACTTGTATCTGCTGACGAATCCGCAGACAAACTTATGTGGTTGCTATGAAATAAGTTACAAGAGTATGAGTGAGGACACCGGATATAGTAAAGATACTTGCTTGAGATTATTAAAAAGATTTGATGAAGTACATAATGTTATCAAATTTAATGAAAGCACAAAAGAGATATTGATATTAAACTGGTATAAATACAACTGGAGTAGTTCAGCAAAAACTATTACAGGAGTTATATCAGCGGCGAAGTACATAAAATGTGAAAAATTTAGAAATTATGTTTTAAAGGTTGCAGAAAGTGTGAAGAATGGTAATAAAGAGCCAGTCAGATACCTCATAGAAGAATCTATTTCTGTATCTGATACTGTTTCTGATTCTGTTACTGAAACTGATACTGTAAAAGAAAGCAAGTTAGAAGATATAAAAAGGATTGTTGACTATCTGAATGAAAAATGTGGAACACATTATAGATACAATACGGCGAATACAAGGAAACATATCATAGCAAGATTTAACGACGGATATGCAGTTGATGATTTTGTGCAGGTGATTGACAAAAAGACAGGTGAGTGGATGGGAACGAAATTTCAGCAGTATTTACGCCCCGACACTTTGTTTGGTAGTAAATTTGAAAGTTATGTAAATCAACAGGTTGTAACAGATGGGACTGCTAAACTTGTAAACGATTGGAGAGGAAGTTGATATGACAAGAGAAGATGTACAAGATTTGTTAATGATGGTGCAGGCGGTATATCCGAACTACAACCCACCGTCTAAAACAGCGGCGGTCAATGCGTGGTTAATGTGTTTAGGCGAGTATGACAATAAAGTTGTGCAGTTAGCTTTTAAAACATACATGACTACCAATACAAGCGGATTCCCACCAGTTCCAGGGCAACTTGTAGAGATATTACAATCTTTGACACAGTCGCAGGAACTTAACGAATTGGAAGCGTGGTCGCTTGTCAGACAGGCATTAAAAGATTGTAATTATAATTCGGAGCAGGAGTTTGCAAAGTTACCGACTACAATACAAAAAACAGTCGGCACACCGCAACAGCTCAGAATATGGGCGAGTGATACAGAATTTAATGAAAATGTTGTGAGCAGTAATTTTATAAAGACATATAGAACAGAGGTCAAGCGAGCAACAGAGTTAAATAAAATGTCTAGTGATGTAAGGAAACTTATAGAAATGGTAAACACAAATTCTGCATCGGCTCAAATAGCAAGTGAAAATAAAAGGACTATATCTTTATCACTTGAAGATAAAAAAAACGAGGAAACAGGCAAAATGGAAGTTAGAAACAGTGTTCCTATGCCTGAGAAATATAAAAAAGAATTTGGCATTAAATAATGAGTTTAAGGAAAGGAGATGAATGTCCGTTTTGAGAATTGAAAAGTTAATTAAATTTTTGAAAGAAAGATTTGAAAGCGGAATACAGATGTTTGATACACCGTCTCTTGTAAATGATTACAGAAAACCTATCTATGTCGAAGACGACATAACTGTACTATATGCACCGTCTTGGAATTACATAGAGATATTTGGCATTTCTGACGAAGAGTTTGAAAGAGTTATGAAAGAAGCAAAAGGATATTAGTGAGTGTCCGTTTTAGAAAGGAGAAGAATATGGCTAAGAAAAAAGGAATAGGCGTAAGCACGCTTACTAACAGGATATATTACGGAACACAGGACACCGAGAAGTGCATGTGGGTAGGGGAGAAAACAGATATTACCAGCGATGTAATAGCCGCTGTGTTCGAATGGTTCATGGGGAATATGGGGGGAAAAGAGGAGTATTCAATTACATATCCCGGAATAGGGTTTGAGTTGGTTATGAGGAGAAAAAGCAGATGATTAAAGGCAGAAAAGTCTACAACCCATCAACTGATACCTGGAGCACAGGTTATTGGGTTGCGGATGATAAAGGAATTATTACCCAGTGTGGTAGAAAGGAGTAGAAATGGAGAGATTAACAAACAGAAGATATGGCGAAATTTCTTGCACAGGCAGAGAAATGCCATGCAGTTCATTTTGTAATAACTGTTCTCAGGGTACAGGTAATTGCGAGATTGTAAAAAGAATGGTTGAGAAGTTAGCTGAATACGAGGACTTAGAAGAACAAGGCAGACTTCTGAAACTGCCTTGTAAGGTAGGAGATACAATATATGCTGTTGGCGAAATAGTAAAAGAATACAAAGTAATAAGCGTGGGTTATCATAGCGATAAAGCAACTAACAGAATCAAATTTTGCATTGAAACATTGCCTGTCAATGGCTCAAGAGTAGTTGCGGCTTTTTATGACAAGGAATTTGGAAAGAATGTATTTCTCACAAAATCCGCAGCCGAAGCAAAACTGAAAGAATTGAGATAAGAAAGGAACTGAAAAAATGAATAAAAGAAAAGCAATACCTAAAAAAGTGAGACAATCTGTATATCTCATGTATAACGGACATTGTGCTTACTGTGGTACAGAAATAGCTTACAAAGATATGCAGGTAGACCATGCAACACCGCTTAGGATAGGTGGAGCAGACGACATTTCAAATTACATGCCAGCTTGTAGGAGTTGCAACCACTATAAAGCCACTTTAGATGTCGAGGGATTTCGAAAGTATCTTTCAGAAATACATAAAAGGCTTATGCGTGACAGCATACCTTATCAAGTGGCGGAGCGGTTTGGAATCGTTAAGTGTGTGTCTGACGATGTAAAATTCTATTTCGAAGAATTGAGAGGTGAAAGAATTGAAAACGGCTAACAACAATATTGTTTCATTTGAATTTTTGAAAATCGAAAAAGGAAGAAGTAAACTTTGCAAATGCAATCCGCCACATTATGAGGTTGATGTCGTAAATAGAATTGTAACTTGCACAGACTGTGGTGCTGTAATAGATGCTTTTGAAGCATTAGTAACGCTTTGCTGTTATGAAGATAAATTTACAGAATATCAGGAAAAAGCACTTGAAAAAATAAAAGTGTATTCAGAAATGGCAGATAAAGAGTTTCACAGGAGAATAAAAAATGCTGTATTTAAAAATATGGACAGTAATTATCGAAAAGATTTATATCCAATTTGTCCTGAGTGTAAAAAAATAATAAATCCTATAGAAATTACAAACTACGCAAATAAGAAAATTTATGATGAATTGAGAGGTGGAGAAAATGAGTGATAAACAGAGCAATCTCACAGACAAAGAAATGGAAGATTTACAGAACATAGTAACTGATACATTAGCAAGCGTATGTGCTATGGCAGATAAGCATAACATTGACAGAGATAGTATGCTGAAATACTTTGCTGATATGCTCACAGCTTTTGCAGAAGTGGCAAGCATACAGAATTATGAAACTAACCACACCTGCGACAGCCAGCATAACAACAATCCGAAAGATAATAAGCCTTGTTGCAGGTGTGACGACAGCAGAGTTTCAGAAAATGATGATACGATAAACAAAGTTACATCGCTTGAAATTATCGTAAGAATGATAGACAGCAAGCCATATTACGAAATCAAGTACAAAAAAGTTGACGAAGATTATTACCATGTAGGCTACAGTTCGTACAATCTTGATAATGTATTGAAATGGCGTGATGAGTGTTTTGAACTTGTTGAAAGTGATAGAGAGGAGAGGAGTGAGAAAAGTGAGTAAAGAATTAAAGTCCTGTCCGTTCTGCGGCGGGAAAGCTGAAATAAATTATGAACGGATTCCGGGAGAAGATAAAGGATTTTGGGCACAGATTATCTGCAATAATTGTCACGGAAGAAGCGGTGGGACATGGGCGGGTTCTTATAATGCCGCAGAGAGAAAAGAAGTTAAAGCATGGAACAAGAGGGCGAACGATGAGACTGATTGATGCAGATAATATTTACAATGTTGGAAATTTCGTCATATTGGATGAAGATGGTAATGCTTATGTATCACTTGCTGATTTATGTAAAATAATTGATATTCAACCGACCGCCTATGATGTAGATAAGGTTGTGGAGGAATTGGAGGGTGCAATGTGGCTTACAACAAATGATGATGGAAAAACCAATAAATTATCTATTCAAGTTGTTTCGTTTGATGATGCAATCGAGATAATAAAGGCAGGTAGTAAGGATGAATAATGAGCAGTTAAAAAATAAGAATTTAGCGAGGTGATTATACAATGAATGATTGCAAAGGATGTAAATATGAGAACAGCACAGATATAGAGATATGTTTAGAATTTTGTACAAATTGTAAAAGAGCCTATTCTAATGAAGAAGATAGAGAATTTCACGAAGATAAGTATGAGATTGCAGACTAAGCTAAAACTAAGAAAGGAGTAAGAGTTTTGTGCACAGTAAAAACCGGTTTTACTCCATAAAATTATGTATAGCGAGAATAAAAAGAAGTGGCTTAAAGAGCGTTATCGTCAAAGAAAAGAACATAGCTTATGTACCAAGTGCGGTAAACCTGCAATGACAAACAAAACTCTATGCAAGGAATGTGCCGAAAAAAGAAAGAAGAAATATCGAGAAGATAGAGAATTTTTCAAAGCACAGGGATTGTGCCCAAAATGTGGCAAAAGCAAATTATTTGGCAGTGAAAAAACTTGTCCTGAGTGTTTAGCGTATGCTGAAAAAGTAAATGCTAAACACGCAAATAAAGTAGCTGGTAGTAAAGAAGCATATTATAAACAGCTTTATCAAAAAGCAAGACAGCGTTACGATGAGCAAAATCTTTGCGTAATGTGTAAAATAAGACAGCGTGCAGAGGGACATATACACTGTGAAGAATGTCTCGAGAAAAGACGCAAGAAAGGCAGAGAAATACGAAAACAGCAAGAAAAAGTAGGTATAACAAGAAGCGAAAGACCAGCTTACGGACTTTGCTATCGCTGCGGAAACCCACTTGATAGAGACGGGAAGTTGTGCGTAAAGTGTGCAACAAAAGCTGTAAGCTGTTTACCTAAATTTAGAAATACAGATGTATGGAAAAAGAATAACAATCTATTATTCGGAGGTAAGCAAGATGATAAAATTTGAAAGTGAATGTATTGACTGCCCCAACGAAATAGGTTGCCTTGGGGATAATTGCCCGAAACGCAATATACCTCACTTTATATGCGATTGTTGTGGTGAAGATGTAGAAGAATTGTACGGATATGACGGAGAGCAGTTGTGTAAAGACTGCTTGCTTGATGCAGTACCAAAAGTAGAAATATAGGAGAAATGGCTTATGAAGTTTTCAGAACTTACTAAGCCGGAACTTGATGAAATTTTAGAAAACGCCAATTTTACAGAGGAAGAAGAGAATATATTTACAATGCTTGCAAGAGGAAAAACACTTACAGAAGTTGCACAAAGAAATATGATATGTGAACGAACTGTACAGAGAAAAGTTGACAAGATAAAAGTAAAGATTGAAAAATTGGAGGTTTTGAAATGATTAAAATAACAATAAATGGAAACGAGATAAAAGCAGAGGATGTAACTTTATCTGCCGATATTGTAAAAATCATAACATCATGCCTTGATTGACATTGTGTTTTAAAAAGGTTAGAATGTGTCGTAAGTACGATAAATGCGGCACATTCTTTTTATATAAAAGGAGGATTTGAAGATGGAATGTGTTGCGTACATGAGAGTATCGACAGAAAAACAAGCAGAAGATGGAAACGGGCTGGAAAGTCAAAAAAGAGATATTGATAATTACTGCAATAAGAACGGTTATATAATCGGTGATTACTATATTGACGATGGCTATACAGGAGCAAACATGGATAGACCGGAATTACAACGGCTTATTAGTGATTGCGTTGCAAAAAGAATAAAATGTGTAGTTGCTTTTAAATTAGACAGGTTGTCACGAAGCATGGTTGATGGAATATATATCATCGAACGAGTGTTTCAAGCAAACAACATCTTGTTTAAATGTGTGCATGACAGTATAAGCTACGACAGTCCGATGGAGCAAGCATATACTCAGATGATGGCAGTTTTTGCACAGCTTGATAAAAATACAATGATGTTGCGTATGCGTGGCGGTATGTTGGAAAGAGTAAAGCAAGGCTACTGGATGGGTGGTGGTAACACTCCTTATTGTTATAAGTATGATAAGGAAAAAGGAATTTTAGTACCTATACCTGAACGGAAAGAGCAGGCAAATCAAGCATTAGATTTGTTTATTGACGGCTATTCGGATGTTGCAATTAAAAAAATGCTTAATTTTACGCATGAGCATACTGTTAAAATGGTTTTAACAAGTCCAGTAAACATCGGCATGATACCATATAAGGGCAATTTATATAAAGGTTTGCATGAGCCTATTTTTGATAAAGATAGATTTCAGCTTGCACAGGAAGCGAGGAAAAACAGAAGAAAAAAGAAAACAGTTAGCCTTAACAAAGAACCAAATTTATTGACAGGTTTATGTTATTGCGGTGTGTGTGGATGTAAAATGCGTTATCAAAAATGGGGAAGTGAATCTGATGCACCTAAAAAAATTTACTGTTGCTCACGAAACAAAGATTTATTTTATTTGCCGAATTACAATAAAGACTGCGATAATTCAATAGAATGGGCTACCGACATTGAAAAACAAGTCGAAGCTGAGATAATAAAAATATCTTTAAATTTGTCATCGCAAAAACCAATCGCAAAGCAGAGTAAAATTGATATAATACAGTCGCAAATCAAAAAGGAAAAATATCGCCGCAAAAGGCTTTTTAATCTTTACGCAGATGGAAATGACGATGTTTTGAATATAATAAAACAGTCAGACGATACTATCAGTAGTTTAAAAGAACAACTTGAAATTGAATTATTAAGTAAAGAAGCAAATAAAAAGAAAAGTATTGCCTATGAGAACATCAAAAAAATTGCCGATGTTTGGGATAGCATCGACAAAAGAAATAAAAATATGATACTTAAAACTATAATTGACAAGATAATAATTGTCAATGGAGATATTGAAATACAATTAAAGAATTTTTAGTACATACTACACGCCATGCCTACGGCAGTATATTAGTGCTAATGCCGTATTTATCGTACTTTTACAACTAAATAAAATCTAAATGTCGCTTTTATGTCGTAAAACTGTCGTTTTTATGTCGTGTTCAGCGGCTTTTTTTGTGTGAAAATAAAATTACAAAAAGGAGAGTGATTGAATTGTATGACGAAGATTTAAGAGAGCGATTACTCTCACGGGAACAAATACAAAAATTAGACTTAGTAACTCAAACAATATTGTTTAGCGTTATTGAGGATGTATTAGAGGAGAGAGAACATGATAAACAATCCTTATCAACCACAGATGACTTATACTCCGGGTTATAACGCATATCCGTACAACCCGATGCAAAGATTTCAGGAACAACAGTTACCGCAACAGCCCGTTCAACAAGTACCACAACAGCAGAATTTACAGATACAAGCAGGGATAAATGGCAGAATGGTGGCAGCAGTTGAACAAATTGCGGCTAATGATGTGCCAATGGATGGTTCAGTTGCATTTTTTCCTAAACAGGACTTGACGGAAATTTATGCAAAACAATGGGGTGCAGACGGCTCAATAAAAACAGTCGTGTATAAACCTTATACAGAGCCTAAAAACAGTCAAGGCATAAATAATACAGAAAATATCGAAAACTTGAAAATTGACCTATCAGACGAAAGCACAGCAGTATTTATGCAGAAGTTTGATGAGATTTTTAATAAATTTGACGAGTTAGAAAACAAAATGTGTAAAAGTGCTACTTCTCAAAGGAAAACTTCGACTTTAAAAAAGGAGGGCGGTGTAAATGAATAATCAGATTATGCAGATGTTAAATCAGATTAAAAATATAAAAAATCCAAAAGAAGCCGCTATGAAAACATTAGAGCAAGCGGCAAATCAAGGAAATCCAATGGCAAAAAATATGTTGCAGAAAATAAACAGTGGCGACATGAATGGAGCACAGCAAATTCTTGGTAATTTTATGAATGAACAGGGATTGAATATACAGGAAATTCAAAAACAAATTCAAAAATAGTACATATTAGGGTTTTGTCCGGACAATAAAAACCAGTTCCCTATTTTGTAAATAAATCAAATGGAGGTAAACTAATATGTTTAACAACGGAGTTAGCCTTGCCGATATTGCGGCAGTAACAGGCAATAACAGAAACAATGACGGTATGTGGGGAGACGGTGCATGGTGGATTGTCATTCTTCTTATTTTCGGCTGGGGTGGTTTTGGTAACAACGGCTGGGGTAACGGTAATGGAATGGGTTCTACTGCTGCCGCTTATACAGACAGTGCTATTCAGCGTGGATTTGATAATCAGGCTGTTGTTTCAAAACTTGATGGCATTTCTAACGGACTTTGTGACGGTTTCTATGCTATGAACAACAGTATGCTTACTGGCTTTAATGGCATAAATACAAACATTATGCAGACAGGCTACGGCATCCAGCAGGCTATTAACGCTGATACAGTTGCTAATATGCAGAATACAAATGCTTTACAGTCACAGATTGCTAACTGCTGCTGCGAGACGAGAGAAGCCATCCAAGGTGTAAACTACAACATGGCTACTAACACTTGTGCTTTGCAGAACACCATGAACAACAACACGAGAGACATTATTGATAGCCAGCAGGCAGGAACGAGAGCCATCCTTGATTTCCTGACTAATGACAAGATTGCAACATTACAGGCAGAGAACAATGATTTACGCAGAGCCGCTTCACAGGATAGACAGAATGCACTTCTGACTACCACAATGGCAGCGCAGACAAATCAGATAATCGACGCTGTAAGACCTACACCAGTACCATCATTCCCGGCAAGCAACCTTTACGGATATGCTTATGGATGCGGATGCAATACAGGTTGTGGCTGCTAAACAACTGAATAATCAAGTATCTTAATCAATTTTAATCGGTTTAAATCGGTTTAATCGAGTTAAGTTTCGAGTTCCACTCGAAAGAAAACTCGAAAGATTATGTCTGCTAAGCAGTATTACTTAAATTTAAAGGGCAGACTTATATGGTTTGCCCTTATTTTTTAGAAAGAGAGGTAAAGACAATGGAAATTACAGGAATTGCATTACAAACAGTTGCCACCGGCGAAGATGTGGCATTTACAGAAACACCAGTTTGCGGTAGTAAGTGTATCGTACATAGACAGGGTAGTGGAATTGTAAAGTTAAGGGGTATTACAAATCAGCGTAAAGCACGATTTTTAGTATCGTATAGCGGTAATATTCAGATACCTACTGGCGGTACAGTAGAAGCTATCTCACTTGCCATTGCAGTAGACGGAGAGCCTTTGCAGTCAACGCGAATGATTGTAACACCAGCCGCAGTTGAGAATTTCTTTAATGTATCAGCACAGGCATACATAGATGTACCTTGCGGTTGTTGCAGTACAGTAGCGGTGCAAAATACATCTACACAGGCTATTGAAGTTCAGAATAGTAACTTAATCGCAGTAAGGGAGGCTTGATATTATGCACAAATGGGCTAAACAGATTATGGAATGTGTCAAGGCAAAAGTTGACGGAATTGGAATTGACAATTTTGAGGGGCAGAACCTTGACGATTTAAAGGATTTTACAGAAATAGCGAAAAATATAGCTTGCTTTGACAAGGATTACAGAATTGTTGAAGCTATGGAAAAGTCAGAAGATAATGAGGATATTATGCGTATGCTTGAACAGTACGAAGATTATCCGGACAGAAGATACTATGACGCTTACCGCTATGCAAACGGCAGATTCGCCCCTAAAGGTCGTGGAACACGCAGAGGATATGAGGAACCGCCTTATTATCATATGTACCCTGAAAGAGAACACATGAGAGACATGGATAGGGACGATAGAGGAAAGATGTATTACAGCGAACCAGCAGGCAATGTGAGTGGCAGCAATAATATGTCAAGAAACTACTCTGAAAGCAACTATGACAGGGCAAAGCGTAACTATACAGAAACAAAAGAGTTACACAAAGGGAACACTCAGGAAGATAAAGAGCATAAGATGAAATCCCTCGACGGATACATGAAAGAGTTGTCAACAGACATTACACACTTGCTCGGTGACATGACAGCAGAGGAAAAAAATCTTTTAAGAACAAAACTTAGTACACTTGTTTCTAAGATTTGAGAATAATATTTTCCGACAATCTAGGGCTATAGATAGCAATATCTGTAGCCTGTTTTTAAATAATAAAATCAATGTTTGTGAGGTGATTTTATGTTTATAATAAATAATATAATGTGGCAAATTGTATTTGTGCCAAGCGGCAGTAATAAACTTATGCGTTCTGACGGCTCTATTAGCCTTGCTGTGACCGATTTTAACGACAAGACAGTATATGTATCAGATAATGTAAAAAACGGCTATTTACGCAAAATAATGGCTCATGAATTATGTCATTGTTTTTGTTTCAGTTACAACATATATATGCCTATTCAGCAAGAGGAATATTTAGCAGACTGGATAAGCCTGTATGGGGCAGATTTGATATATTTACTTGACGATTTGATGATAACATTAACAAGGAGTATAGCATGATAAAGGAATTATTAGAGCAGATACAAAAGACAAATCCCGACATGACAGTAGAAAAACTTATATCTGAGATACGATACAGTGACTATTTAACAAGAGCGTTGATGATAAGTAAAGGAATTGCCAGCAAAGAGGAAAACTGCTATACTAACAAATAAAAAGGAGTTTTAGTATGGCAATAACAGGAACAAAAGGCGAATATGTATCGTATGAGTGCGAGGACTTGATAGAAAGTCTTAAAGTTGATATATCAGAGTACGGCAAGAGTTGCAGGGTTTACGCAATATCTGAAATGATACACGGAGTGGAAAGCTATACAGGTTATGAATATACAGACAGAATACAGTTAAAGCGAGGGCAAAAATATACGCTTATGTCAGCCGGTCAGCTTATGGATATTTTACAAAAACAAAATTCGATATTGTAAATATTTGTTAAGTGTGGTATTATAGAATTACAAGATAAGTTTAAAATGCTTGTCTTGTAAGTTTTGCACAATATATAAATGACAGTATGTGAACGCGGATGTGCAAATTGCCGAAAGTGAGGTGATGGCATGAGCAGTCCCGAAAATGATTTTATAATTGTAAATACGAAAGAGGATGTATTGCGTGAAAGATACATTGCAGGAGCAGAACTGACTGAGAAATATGGATTTCCTCAGTTGCAATCTATTTACGCAAATTTAGAGAATGTTGAGCCGATACCGTTCAATCTTGCAAGTAAAGAAAAGCATCCGAAAAATTGTGTTTGCCATTTTTTTATAGATGATGTACGGTTTGAGCGACTTTGGAACAATCCAAGTAAATACATGGATATACTGAAAAACTTTAAATATGTATGTGGTCCCGACTTTACTTTCTATGATGATATGCCGCTTGCTTTGCAAATATGGCAGATATACAGAAGTCGGGCATTAAGCTATTGTTTAAGCCGAGCCGGTTTGAAGATTATCCCGGCTGTAGGCTGGGGGAGCAAAGAAACATATGACTATTGTTTTGATGGTTTACCGATACACTCCACGCTTGCGGTATCGACAAACGGATGCTTTTCTGAGGACGGGAAAGAATGTTATAGAAAAGGATTTAAAGAAATGTGCAGGAGATTGGAACCGAAGCAAGTTGTTGTTTTTGGTTCTCAAATTGATGTTGATATAGATGTAGATATTGTTTATAAATCGAGCTACTGGCAACAAATGAGCGAACGGCTAAAAAAGAGGTGATTTGATGGGTAGCAGGAGCGGACACAAAAAAGGCGGATATATTTATACGCCTGGCTTAAAAAAGATTGTATATACAGAAAATAGAGGCGGCATCAAGATTATAAAAACTCGTTATAAATTCTTAAAACAACGGCGGTCAAAGAACAAATAGCAACTATACAACGGTTATTATATACATAAATAGAAAAAACAAGGCTAACAAGAAAAACGGCTGTATAAGGCTGTATCAAAGAGATAAACAGACACGAAAAAAGAGACTGTAAAAAGTCTCTTTTTGCAAGTTAAGTTAAAATGTTTTTTATATTTTTTTATATTTTACTCCTTTTTTTGACAGTATTTTTTTTCTCAAATCAAAAAACTGTGCTTTTGTTTCTTTTACCCATTCATTGTGCTTTAAAATTTCGTTTTCTGTATAAAATTCGGATGCTTCACCCTTGAGATTCCATTCCACAAAACAATCATTCATATATTCATCCTTTTCAAATTCTTTGATTTCTTCAGGAAAATAAGGATAAAATGTATTATTTATACTTTTGATTTCTTCCAAAATAAATTTAGAAAAATCTAAAACATTATCATTTCCGTACGCTTTTGCGTAATATATTAAATTGTCTAATTTTTTAAAGCTAAAATTCGGATTGGTGGATAAGCCATGGGCTCCAAATTTTAACAACGGCTCCGCGATAAAGATTGTGCAGCCGTTTACTTTGATGTATGGCACATTTTGATTATATTCATATTTTCCAAAATTTACCTCATATCCTTTGCTTTCTGCATATTCAATCATATCCAATTTACTTTTTCTTGCGTTGTTTTTCATAACAGCCACCTTTTAACCTTTCTTTTATTTTTTATAATTATATCTTTTATAGTGATATTTTTCAATCACCAAAAAATTATATTTCCTTTTTGGTCTACATTATAATGCCACCATTTTCCCGATTGATACATGATACAAGTGTTACCGTTTTCGTCAATCCATGGTTTTTTAATTTTTCCTGTTCCGGGTAGAGCAAGCCGGGGAATCGAACCCCGGAAAAGCCTACCTTGCTAAATTATGCGATTTTTTCAACTTTTCGCCTTTTCTTTTCGTTCTCTGCTATGCTTATGCTAGAATCATCAAAAAGTATAGTATATCCGTCATTTTGTAAAGCCTTAGCCATTTTAAAAGGATTGATTTTTGGAGCTTTGCAGGCATATTCTATGCAATTCATTCTAACCCATCCGCCTTTTCCTGCCAGTTTTTCCAAATCCTTTTTATAGAAATTAAACATTCTAATTTCTTTCTGTTCTGCTGTTTCGTGTATCATATTTTAGTCCCTCCTTAAATTCCATAAATTAAAATTTCAAAAACATCATTTTCAATATTTTCAAATTCGACTTTAAAAAACAAACCGCAATTCAAGTAGTCACATTCCAATGCTCCGAGATGTGAATATCTCCACGGGATGTTGTTTTTTTCAAACGCATCTATAGCGTTTGAATTTAAACTACCTTTTCCCCACTCAACCAAAAGTCCTGTCCTTGCCTTTTCTTCGTTTTTCATATTTCTACACCTCCTCTATTCATCTTCCAAGTGTGCGTATTCTTCGCACTCTTTTTTCTTTGGACATTCTGAACATCTGTCCTCGTATTTTTCACATATTTCTGTAAGTTCTCTTTCAAGCTCTTCAATTCTTGTCATAATCTTGTACCTCCAATGTTTTATTCGCTTTCCTTATGTTGTATATATAATAGCACATATATTGCACATATACAATATACAAAATGCACAAATATTGCACATATATTATAAGGCTTTATTGTATAATATGTATAATGCACATATATCATTGACTTTATAATGCACATATGTTAATATATAAAGAAAAAAAGATTGGAGGCTAAGAAAATGAGTGAAAATAAAACAAGTGCCGCACAGCTTAAAGCGTCAAGAGAATACGAGAAAAGAAATGACAGGATAAATGTTGTATTCCCAGCAGGGACACGAAGCCGCATGAAAGCGTTAGGTATTGAAAAACCTAACACATTTATAAAAGAAGTTGTTGCCAGCGAACTTGAAAAAATGGAAAAATATTCAAAATAATGCACATATATCATTGACTTTATAATGCACATATGTTATAATGTATTCAACAAATAAAGAAAGGCAGCCAAGTGGCTGAAAGGTGGATATTATGAGTAGAAGAGCATACACAGGTTACAGAGAAAGAGGTAATCAGCATTTATACAATGACTTTACAGAAATTGAAGCGGACGAGCTTCCAAAGGTCGGCGAGGAATGGAGGGACGGGATTGTTTACGCTGTCAATGAGGAACAACTTGATTGTGAACAGCCGAACGATGATAATTTTAAGTTTAATTATTATTATATAGAGTGGATAGACGGTGACGGCGATGATTGCGGCGAGTATGTTTGTTTTTTAGATTATGAGTATAAATTAGACGACGACATGGAATATATTCAAAAAGATTTATTTGAAAAATTAAAAGGCGATTCAAAATTATCAAATTGTGAAGATGCCAGCGACTTTGCGGAGTTTATAAACGAAGAAAACTCCGGTGGTAACCTTGAATTTTTAGCAACAACCGCACGAATGTTTGGAAATGAGGTTGTAGACAGCGTTATAAGCGAATACGATTATTCGCCCGAAATTTACAAATAAAAAAAGTAAATGCAGTCAAAAGCGGCTTGAAATATAGCCGCTTTTAAATTCAAAAATAATATCATAAAAACAAAAAAAGAAAGGTGGAATGGTAAATGAGCAAAACTATGACTAAAGAACGAAGGAAGAAAATCTATGACATGACTAGAGGGAAGTGCTTTTATTGCGGTTATGACATTGATTTAGAAAACTTTCATGTAGACCATTTTATCCCGAAAGCCAAGGGCGGGAAAATGAGGGAAAATCTTGTTCCTGCTTGCCCCCAATGCAACATGATAAAAGGTGACAAAAGTATAGAGGAATTTAGAAGAGTTATTCTGAATTATCTTCATACAGATACACATGTAATGATGGTTGATAAATATATGACGATTGTTAGAAGACCCATCAAGTTTTATTTTGAAAAACGAAAATTTCTAAAAAAATAGTACAATTTAATATTAGCTTTAAACTTATAAACTCGAATTTTTGTATAATTATATAATGTGTGTTTTTATAGTTGAAAATTTACAAAACTTTAATGTTATTTACAATGTTTTATGTTAGTTTTGCCTAAAAAACATACTATTTTTATACAGATTTTCGAGTTTTTCGATACCCCATACAAGCATCTGTTTCTGTTACTGTTATATCAAAGACTTTAACTCTTAGATAAAACTATAGTATTAGCTAATAAAGTATATTAAGCATAAATATATATATAAATACAGCCAGTACAGTATATTATAAATATATATACTACACTATACACATATAAAGCTAGTATGTAGATTTTATATAAAACAAAAAAATATATTTAGGGTATTGACAGCGGTTATATTTAGCTGTATAGTAGATGCATAAATTAAATATTTAGCAGATTTGCACTTGAGAGATATAAACATATATAGCGTATATGCCATGTATAATATCTTTTCAGGTGCTTTTTTATTTATATAACAATACTGGAGGTGAGAAGATGGTAAAGGATGTAGAGCAAAACATAGATGTATTTGAAAATGATGTAGATAAATATTTACAGCTTTTTCTTGAAGAGCAAGGCATAGAAGACATGAGAAGCGAACCGCAAAACGTGTGGAGTTCTGCATTGATGTACATTCAAAAGCATGCCTTTAAAAATAATAAAATGTTAAAAATGACTACACCACCAGAGGGTTATATAAATAACAATTACGACAACGAGCATAGCAATCTTAATAAGAGTAACTGTAACGCATATGACTTAGAGCAAGTAAAACGTATATGTGATATATATATATATGAGTGTATGCTATATGATAAGATACCTACTCAGCAGGGTTTTATATATATGACAGGCATAACTGTAGATACTATATGCAGGTGGAAGAAAGATAGTAGTGTACTAAGTAAAGCGGGTTCAGAGTTTTTGCAAAATCTTTATGACAGTGAGGAGGAAGCGTTAATGTCTAAAGCATTCTCGCTCAGGAATCCGACCGGAGCATTGGCTGCACTCAATCACAAGAAGGGCTGGAGAGAAGATGGCAAGCTGCACATACAGCAAGTCGAACAAAAGACAGCAGCAGAGCTTCCAAGACTTGACGCAATGCCCCAAGATGTAGCGGCTATTGAGGATAAAAACCACTAGATGTTGTGCAAATTTTGATAAACTTTAAGATAAACAATAGTTTATCAAAGAGTTGAGAAAAGCCGGATGCCGTCACCAACGGCAGGGGGGTACCCCTCTGGTGAGCTTGAAAAAATCGCCCCACTAAGTCCCTCAAACAACCTCAAAAACAAAAACCGCGAAAGGAGATTTACATGTTAGACACAATAGCATTATTGTATTTGATTATTATAATTGGCTGTCCTGTATGGATAAGAGCCTTAGTTATTACGGAGCTTGTATGGAAAGCATATAGAGTTTTATGTTGCATATACGATGCTGGCAAAGAATCAAAGAGGTAGTATATGAGAGAATATACGGTACGAGATTTATATACAGCAGTAAAGGGAGATGTGCCAGTAAAACATATCGTGAGAAACATTTACTTGGTGCAAAATCATATAGTTGATTGGCATTTCCCGAAAGATGGCAGTAGCCCTAAGAAAGTATATATCGTCCTCAAAGGCAAGCATTTAGCAAGATTGGTGTGAGGTGAATATGATAGCAGAAATTTTGAAAAGGTTATTTTGTAAGCATGAATGGGAGTTAAAACATTGTATTGCGATACAAGGAGAAAACGATAAAATTCCAGTCGGATATAAAGATGTTTATGTCTGTGAAAAGTGTTTGCGAAAGCATTTTATAAAATATTAAAGCAAAAGGAGAACAAAAATGACTGGCAATGAGTATCAAAAGTTTGCAAACAGAACTTGCAGTATTACAGAAAACAAAACGGATATGCTACATCATGCAGTATTCGGTTTAACATCTGAGGCAGGAGAAGTAGCCGGGATGTTACAAAAGAAATATCAGGGGCACGAATTTGATATAGACCATTTCAAGAAAGAATTAGGAGATTGTACATGGATGATTGCGGAAGCGTGTACTGCGGTCGGAATAACTCTTGACGATGTATTTAACACGAATATCAAGAAATTAAAGAAACGCTATCCTGATGGTTTTACAACAGAAAATTCACTGCATAGGGCAGAAAATGATATATAAGAGTGAGGTGAAGAGATATGGCAATTAGAGCACCAACAATTTAAAGTGAAACATTTTTTGAAACTTGTTTAACATTTGTATTTTAATTCATATCTTTAGTACTTCATAAAAATATTACATATCACACACCGCAAGGCGATAACAGTCTTGCGGAATAATGGGGTATCGCCAAGAGGTTAAGGCATAGCACTTTGACTGCTACATCATGGGTTCAAATCCCATTACCCCAGTTTGGCAAGATGCCATCTTTGTTTTTCTTCTTGCAAAATCGCGGAGAAAAACTCCTTTCCCACACTAGCGGAATGCTGTTAAGGGCCATCGCACGGCTCGGTGTGGTTGTTCGGGTGTCTATCCCACGATGCCCGAACTTACATACTTTTTCCGTACTGGACTAATGTAGTTCCATTACAACTCTCACACCCACCCATAACACACAGGTGCTTGCATACCATCTTAAAAGCCTACACAGAGGTGTATGCAATTTTGGCATATAGTTCAGTGGTAGAACGCCTGATTGTTAATCAGGATGTCGCAGGTTCGATACCTGCTATGCCAGCTATAGGTTAAAACCTAGAACAAATAATTACGCAAAGCGAGGGAGTTTTGATGATTGTTGTATGGGATGCCCTTATGGGGATTAAAAGAATAATTGTTTTTCAACTTGCTGAGCGGATTATTGTATTTCCAAAATCCAGTGAAGCGGTGAAAAGAAAGTATTGTGGAAGTATGCTAAGGTTTCCATACTGTGCAATATCAGCTAGGCATGAAATCTCGATTAAGCCATATCTATGAGGATAATATTTGATGGCCCAGAAACCACAAAACTTAAAAAATCATGGGTATGGCTTATAAAATTGCAGATATGGTGTAATGGTATCACAGTAGCTTGCTAAGCTATCCAGTAGAAATGCTGTCAAGGTTCGAATCCTTGTGTCTGCGTTATGTCAACACTTGTGTAGAAACCAATGTCGGCAATGGAAGAACAGAAACTAGCTGTTGACATTATACTTTTACTCTCGACAAACATCAATAAGGATGGTTCGGGAGCGGTATAACAAAGTCCGTATGAATTATACAAATATAGCAACAAAAATAATTCAATCCGTAAGTAGATGCTATGAACTTACGGTTTCGGATAGTAGCTTAATGGCAGAGCTTCCTCGGAGCCGAAAGTGTAAGAATAAGGATGGTGCACACGAATTATTCTGAGAAAAAGCAGAGTGGCAGAGGTTCGATTCCTCTCTATCCGGTTTATTTGGCCAGTGATATGCTGTTGGCTTAACTGGTGGTCTATGTCATGGCTAAATACAATACACGCCCACGCAAAAATACTAGTTACGACGCGGGTGGTAGATAGTGACGGAATAGGTAAACGGAATTGTCGTAGAGAATTGGGTGCAATCGACAACTTAGCTACCCAGGTTGCGCACTCCTGTGTGGTGCAAATCCACACCTATCTACTTATCCCTGGCAATTACAAGGATAGCTGATAAACAGGCTTTTTAAAGCTCCTCCTAACAGTATGAAGAAGAGTAGACAGATGGTGTTTTATCCGGTTCGACCCTGGACTACTCTTTATTAAATAAGTTTTAAATTATTAGAAAAGGAGTAAACAATGAATAATTTACAGCGGTATAACAAACTTTTAGCGGAGATGTATGTTACATATTTCAAGAAAAATCATGATTATGGCGATAGCTTTAGTCGTTCATTTAAGAAATATGGATTAGTAGCGGCTATGGTTCGCATGGAAGATAAATGGAACAGACTTGATAATATGGCATTAGGAGCAGAACAGAAACTTGCTGACGAAACTATAAGAGATACACTGTTAGACCTTGCTGGATATTGCGTTATGACAACGATGGAACTGGACAGAGAGAAAGACAACGCAAATCAAAAAGCATTTGAAGAACAGGTTCGGGATGAATATACCGAAGTTTTTGGAGAAGATAACGAGAACGAAAATGAAGAAACAGATACTTCTAATAAAACATCAGCGGAAAAGAGTTCTATTGATGTAGGCAAGGTAATGGCTTTACACAATGCCAAATGGTCGCAAGCAAAAATTGCTGATGAAATGGGGTGTTCGCAAAGCATGGTATGCAAGATTATTAAAAAATATAAACAGTGAGGTAAATAATGGGTTTTGAAGAATTAACAAGAAAAATAACTGACACAAAAGATAAAGAAATGGCTATGGAATTTACAAACACTATTGGTAAATTATTAAAAGAAAACGGAGTGACAGTACATTGTTTAGAATGTGAACAAAATAGTATAGTTGGAAACTTGCTTGAGGGAAGATATGGAGCTGTTTTTGATAAGCTAGATTTTACGGAGCATGACAAAAAGTTTATAGATGAAATCGAGTGCTGGAAGAAAAAATGCAGTGATTTAAGTAACTACAACAAACAATTAAAATATGACTTGGAAAAATGTGAAAATAAGAAAAACGAAAACAAAGAGTTGCCGTTTGGCCCACTAGAAGTTGTCGATATGCTCATCAATGAAACATATGAATGCAGCATTCCATTTACAGGGAGAAAAACCGAAAGTAGAAAGTATGGAATTGACGAGTTGGAACAGATTGCGGAGCATTTGCTTGTTTACTGTAAGCACAACAATATTGAGGAGTAATAATGTTTAAAAGACTATGTAATCTATACATACGCAAGAAAACAAAGAATTTAACAAGAATACCATTGTTTACAATGACATTTAATTATCGTAAATATAAAGCAGATGGTAAGAAAGACAGTTGTATGTTTTATGCACACCCTGATATTGCAAAAGATAAATTTGTGAAAGAAAAATTGTGTGAAGTAGTTGATTATATCAGAGATAACTATGATTTGGATATTTTTACGAAGATTTGAGGTGTAATATGTGTGAATTTTGTGATGATAAACCCAAGGAAATAATTTCATATATGGGGCTGAAACCAAGCGTGATTGAAATGATTAGCACCAGAATAGAAGATGGTAATACATTAAAAGTTTTGGGAACTTTGCAAAGTTCATATTTTGTAGGTGCCATTCCTTTGGAAGCGGAAGCAAAAATATCTTATTGCCCTATCTGCGGTAGAAAGTTGGTGTAGTGATGGCAGAACCTTTAAGTAAATTAGCAGAAAAATGTAAAAGTTGCCCTAAATCTGAAAAATGCGACCATAAAAGAATGGAGTTATGCGCTTTAATGGATTTGCCCCCACAAAATCTTGCAAGTGCTACACAAGGCATTTTGATGGACAATATGTCGCTTATATTAAGGGAAGAAATAAAAAGTCCTTTAAGTCCATTTAGGTACAAAGACGAATTAGAAAAAGCACTAAATGATTTCCATTTTGGAAATATGTTTATGTATGGCGCCTAGAAAGCTGGTGGGAGAATGAAACATCAAAAAGAATGGCACACTTGCGACAGGTGCGGTGCAGAAATTAAAAAAGGAATATTGTGCGGAAATTCGATTACAAAGAATGGTATTTTAAATGTCACATACGACTTGTGTTGTAAATGCATGGAAGATTTTGAGAGGTTTATGAGCAATGAGCATGGCAGATGTAATTAAATCAATAGAGTGTGAAGCACTTAGAGAGATACAGCCACATAAAATAGGTGGTAGAAACGGCGAGCCTATAGATTGTTCCACTTTAGAAGATGAACCTGTTATTGTGGCAGATAACGAAGCAGACAGGCAAGCGTTGAGAGATTGCTTTAAGGGGTGAGATTATGAAAATATCAGAAATGAATAACTGCATTGAAAAAATGCGTGATTGTTACAAGTTTGATGATAATAAAACGGAAATAAGACTTGGCAACATACCAAGTGGTGACTGTGACAGATATGTAGCTGTCGGCACAAGGGACGAAAACGGAACACAGATTGAAATGACAAGGCGTGCGGATGAATTAGAACAATGATTGCTGATTATCAGCGGAAAGGAATATATCATGGCTGATTTGAAAATATTTACAGAAAATATAGAACAGGAAGCATTAAATCAGATATATACGCTTGTAAAACAGCCAGCATTTTCGGATTGTAAGATAAGAATTATGCCAGATGTTCATGCAGGAGCAGGGTGTGTTATCGGGTTTACTGCTGATTTAGGAGAAAAAGTAATACCGAACATTGTTGGAGTTGACATAGGCTGTGGGATGCTTACTACAAACTTGGGGAATATTGATATTGATTTTGAGAGATTAGATAACGTCATTAGAAAATATGTTCCAAGTGGTAGAAAAGTTCATGAAGAAGAAAACTTATCTGTTGCAAGTGATATTATTGAAAAATTGCATTGCAAGGAACAGTTGAAAAATATAAATTGGCTGAAAAGAAGTTGTGGCACGCTGGGAGGCGGCAATCATTTTATCGAAGTTGATAACGATAGCAAGAATAATAAATATCTTGTTATTCATTCGGGAAGTAGAAATGTCGGAAAGCAAGTTGCAGAAATATATCAGCAAATGGCGATTGATGATATATCGGGAAAATCGAATTTTAAACAAGATAGTGAGAAATTGATTGCTGAATACAAAAAATGTAAAAGAGAAAGAGAAATCAGCAAGGCTATCAAAGAATTAAAGCAGTCCTACGAAGCAAATACAACTAAAATCCCTAGAGAGTTATCATATCTTGTTGGAAAACATAGAGAAATGTATTTGCACGATATGAAATTATGTCAAGAGTTTGCGAAAATTAACAGAAGAGCCATTCAGAGCATTATTTGTTACTATATGGGCTGGAAAGTTACAAAAGAAACGGAACGATTTCAAACAATTCACAACTACATTGAACACGATACAAATATTGTTCGTAAAGGTGCTATTTCTGCAAAAACGGGGGAAAAGGTACTAATACCAATAAACATGCGTGACGGTTGCATTTTGGGAATTGGCAAAGGAAATGAAGATTGGAATTATTCAGCACCGCATGGAGCAGGGCGAACAATGAGCAGGTCAAAAGCAAAAGAAAGCATTTTGCTAGAAGAGTATCAAAAAGCAATGGATGGAATATTTACAACATCCGTAAATACATCTACGATTGATGAAAGCCCTATGGCATATAAAACAATGGATGAAATAATTGGAAATATAAAAGATACTGTTGAAATAGTTGAAATTATAAAACCGATTTACAATTTCAAAGCAAACGAATAAAAACTATTACCGGCTACAGATTGATTGTAGTCGCTACCCTAAAACAGTTATAGGCAGAGGTCTATAAGCACCTTTGCCGAAGAAAGCGAGGTGCTTCTTTTTTGGCATCTAAATATCTTAAAGAAACAGTTCAAAGTTATGAAAATTACATAGAGAAAAATGGAATAGATGAAAGTGTTATTGATGCATACATAGAAGCGGCAGGAGTGGCAATAAATACAGAAAAGGATATTCAGTATGGATTGCAACTTACAAAGCGTTCTAAGGGCATTGTAGAGCATTTCTGTATGGATAAGACAGGTGGTACAATATGGAAATTGGAAAAGTATTCATTTGAGAATAAGGTTGAGTATGATTTGATTGATAAATATTATAAACCAACATTATATGAAGCTCAAAACAAAATTGTAGACAGTTATTTTCAGTACATAGAGAGAAAAAGAGAGCCTAAAGACAGATTTTATATGCCACGAAGAAAGCAATTAGTAAAAATTGGGCTTATTGATGCATTGCAAGGCATGATTGATGATAAATACGATATTTTGTGTGTCAGCTTAGTGCCGGGGGCTGGGAAAAGTACGGTTGAAAAGTTTTTTCACTCCGGTATAGCCGGTTGGTTTCCAAAAGATTATAGCTTGTTTTATTCGCATAGCGGTGATATTACACGAATGTATTATGATGGCGTTTACGACATTGTGACAAATGACGAGGAATATGCATGGCATGAAATATTTCCAAAACTTTCAGTAACAAGCACAAATGCAAAGATGGAACAGTTTAACATAGGGAAATATAAACCGTTTCCAAGCGTACAATGCACATCTGTAGGAAGTAAAAATGCTGGTAAAGTTCGTGCGAGTAAATTTTTACTTGTAGATGATATGATAGGCGGTATCGAGGAAGCCTTAAATCCAGTTATTCTTGATAAACTATGGAATAAGTATGCAGTAGACGCAAGACAGCGTAAAACACAAGACACGGACGGAAAGCCGTGCAAGGAGATACACATTGCTACTCGTTGGAGCGTACATGATGTTATTGGAAGAATACAAAATATGTATGAGGAAAATCCGAGGGTTAAAGTGATTGCAGTACCGGATGTTGACCCGGTTACAGGAGAAAGCAATTTTAATTACGAATATGGGGGCTTTACAAAAGAGTTCTTTGCAGACCAACAACTTTTGATGGATGAAATCTCTTATAGATGTTTGTATAAACAAGAACCTATTGAGCGTGAGGGATTATTGTTTCCTGACGACAAAATACGCAGATACCTTAATTTACCACACGGAGAACCGGAGATTATTACAGGACAATGTGATACAAAAGGAAAAGGAACGGATTATTTCGTATTACCGGTTCTTCAAAAGTATGGGGATGATTATTATTGCGTTGATTGCGTATGTGATAATACAGCGGACTATGAAGCACAATACAGAAACGCAGCGGGTGTGCTTGTAAATAATAAAGTACAAGAATGTGAATTTGAGCGTAACGCTGGTGGAGACAGAGTTGCAATGGAAGTTAATAAGCGTGTTGAGAGTGTCGGATGGATATGTAACATCACTGACACCCCAACGGAAACAAATAAGGAAGCAAGGATATTCCAATGTTCTAACTGGATATTACAGCATATTATTTTTAAAGACGCATCACTTTATAAGCCTAATGAGCCATATGGAGTAATGATGTCATTATTAAAGCAGTATTCGGTGTCGAGTAAAAAACAATTAGATGATGTACCGGATGTTTTTTCAAACTTTGCATTAAGAATGACAAAAGGAAACAGAATAAAAAAGACAGTAATTATGTCAAGTCCAATATAAGAGGAGGATATTTATGGTAACAAAGGAAGTTTTGTCACAGTATTCAGACTTACAGGAAGAAGTAAAAGAAGTAAGGCTAAAGATAGAACGACTTGAAAAAGATATAAGTAAAATCGAAGCCGGAGAAAGGGTTATAGATTCTGTTAGCGGCGGCAATGGTGGCAAACAGCATTTTAAGATTGAGGGCATACCATTTCCAGAGTACAGTAGAAAGAAAACACTTCTTTATGCTAGAAAAGCCACATTGCAGTTGCTTGAAGATGATTTGTTGGAAAAAACCAATGAGGTTGAACAGTTTATTTCAAGCATTGATGATAGCAGGATGAGAAGAATTATCAATCTTAGATTCTTAGAGAATAAGACTTGGATTCAAATAGCACACATTATCGGGGGTAATTCTGAAAGCAGTGTAAAAATGGCTTTTCAGAGATTTATTAAAAAAAATTAAAAGTTGTTACGATTGTGACAAAAAAATCTTGTATTATTATATTGAGCAAAAGCAAACTTCATAAACATAAAAAACCCTTTATCAGAAAAGCATCGTTACTTAATTGCAGCGGTGTTTTTGTTATGCAACGAGGTAAAAATATGAATTTTTATATGAATAAAGATAAATCAATCATGTGTCCGAACTGCCGTAAGTTCTTAACTAAGGCAGACAGCAAAGACCCACGGACACATAAGTTAGCGTGTAAACATTGCTACAAATGGATTTGGTATGTGCCTAACAATAATAGTAATTTTCAAATTAAGGAAATACCGGATAGCAGAACTTCAAGCGGTATGAGATTTTATTAGAGGTGTAGATAATGCAGACAGGAAGAATTGTTATTTATACAGGTGCAAAAGAAATAACATCTGACAACATAATACCAATTTTGCGTGAAGCAATTTTGGAACATGATATTAATTCCAACAGAATACAGTTTCTTCTTGATTATGATGCAGGAATACAACCAATAGTTAGGAAGAATCCAAAGACTTACAGACCAGATATCAATTGTTCATGTTGCGATAATGTGGCAAATGAAGCTACGGAGTTTGCACTCGGGTTCAAGTGGGGGAACCCTATAACACTGGTACAAAATGGTGATAACGAAGACCCTAACCTCGCAAAAGCTATAGCGGAATTAAACAGTTGTTACGAATCGCAGAACGCAAGACAGAAGCAACAGGAACTTGCAAGATATGTTGAAATCGGCGGTGTTGGATATGTCCTTATTGATGTGAATACAGAATATGAGGATGGGGAAAGCTATTTTACATATAATGTATTAGACCCAAGAACAACATTTGTTGTAAGGTCAACAGCTTATAGTGATAAGAGGGTTATTCTTGCAGGTACTTACATCAAAGACAAACATAGCGGTACAAGATACTACACTTGTTTTACCAAAGATACGCGGTATGAAATTACTGACGGAATAAAAATCACTAACGGAAAAAGTAAAGGCAAAACAAAATGGGGGTTTTTAGAGAGAAGTGGAGAAGAAAACCCACTGCATAAAATTCCTATCATTGAATACACAAGGTCATTCGACAGAATGGGGTGTTTTGAACGGCAAATATCTGAAATGGATAATTTAAACCTACTCATTTCAGACTTTACAAATGATGTCGAGCAGAATACACAGGCGGTGTGGCATACAAATGATGTTGATTTCCCAGTTGAACAGGAAACAACAGTTGATAAAGATGGAACTCAACGCATTACTGAAAAAGTAAGGAAACCAAAATCCGGAGAATGGATGCAGACATATACATCAGCAGATGGCAAAACTCCAATAGTTGAGCCGCTTGCAATCAATTATGATTACACAGGTATGCTTAACAATATCCAATCAAGGCGACAGATAATCTTACAGAAATGCAATGTGCCGCAACGAAATGATAGCAGTGGTGGCAGTACAGGAGTTGCAATGTCAGATGCAACAGGCTGGTCACAGGCTGAAACAGCAGCGGCAAAACAGCAATTAATTACAGATGGCTGCAAAATGGAAGAGATAAAAGTTGCTCTTGCAGCTATCAAACTGTCAAACAATGTTAAGAGTAGTAATCCATTACTTAAATTAAGAGCAAGAGATGTAAAGCCTAACATTAAGCGACAAAAAACTTATGAAATGTCAACCAAGGTTAATGCCATGGCAACATTGATAAGTCACGGATTTAGCCTTAAAGATACAGTTGATGCAATTCCATTCTTTGATGACCCTAACGATGTTGTAGCGAGAAGCGGAGAGATGGTTAAGGCATATCAAGACAGTATAATCAACAAAGATACACAGAATCAAGCAGAGGGCGGAGATGGCGAACAACCACCCAATAAAGAACGCATAATGCAAGACTTATCAGACCAGACAGAAAATAGTCCAGTTATAGATAAGAGCAGAACAGATAAATAATTGAGATTGAGCCACAGGGTAGAAAATGCCTTGTGGCTTTTTATATGCCCTAGAGAAAGGGCAATACAAATATCGCAAGAGTTGAGAGAACAACAAAAAACGCAGAAAGCAGAGGTAAAGAAATTATGGCAGATGCAATTAACACAACAACAGAACCAACAACTAACAATGAACCACAGAACGAAGAACATACACCTAGCGTAGAAGAACTTATGGCACAGCTTGCTAACGAAAGAGCTGAAAAAGAGAAGTATAAGAACGCTTCTGATAAAGCCAGCTCAGAAGCAGCTAAGTACAAGAAAGAACTTCGCTCAAAGCAGACAGCAGAAGAACAGGAAGCGGAAGCAAAGGCGGAAGCTGAAAAGTTGCAGGCTGAAAAGTTCGAGAACATGAGTAAAGAACTTAATCATATGAAAGCTGTCAATGCTTATCAGAAAGTTATAGGTGATGGAAAGGATATTGATTCTTTGATTGAGGCAGTTGCAGATGCAGACCATAGCCTTATAGCAACTGTAATTGCCAATGAAGTGCAAAGACAGGTTAAAGAAGCTAAGGCAGAGTGGCTTAAATCAAGACCGGCTATTAATGCAGGCGGTGGAGAAGAAAGCACGATAACGCAGGAACAATTCAACAAGATGAATTACCACGAAAGAGTGGAGTTCAAAAATAAGAATCCAGAACTTTATAAAAAGTTCACAGAGTAGAAAACGGAGGTAAATAAACTATGCCACAGACTAAGTTAGAAAATTTAGTAGACCCACAAGTAATGGCTGATATGGTATCAGCTAAGTTACCAAAGAAAATTAAGTTTTCGCCTATTGCAAGAGTTGATACAACACTTGTAGACAGACCTGGAAGCACAATCGTTGTGCCAAAGTATGCTTATATTGGTGACGCAGAAGATGTAGCAGAAGGTGTTGCTATGGGTACAACAGTACTTACAACATCTACAACAGAAGCAAAGGTTAAGAAAGCAGGCAAGGCTGTAGAGCTTACAGATGAATCAGTATTATCTGATTATGGCGACCCACTTGGTACAGCTATCAATCAGATTGCTATGTCAATCGCTGCAAAAGTTGATAATGACAGCTATGACGCACTTTGCACAGCACCTATTGATTACGATGGAACAGCAGCACCTATCAGCTATTCAGCAGTTGTAGCGGCTAATAGCAAATTTGATGATGAATCTGATTTATCACTTACAAAGATATTATTCATTAACCCAACACAGGAAGCAACATTACTTAATGACGCTGATTTCAAGAGCAATGACAAGTACCCACTTAATGTAATTATGAATGGCACTATCGGTTCTATCGCAGGAGCACAGGTTGTTAAGTCTAAGAAAGTTAAGCTGGTTAAGTATGAACTTGATGATTCAACAGGAACAATCAATGTTGTAGCTGATACAACAAGCGAGGATTCAACTAATGTTCATCTTGACACAGCACTTGCACATACGCTCAAGCCAAAGGGTAAGGAAATCAAGGTAGGTAGCAAGTTAAAGGCTGTCACAACAGAATTTTATGCTTGTCCTATTGTTATCGTATCAACAGAAGACCCTAACGAAGACACAGGTGCAGATGGCGTGTCAGAAGAAGAGAACGCACTTACAATCTATATGAAGAGAAGTGTTGAGATTGAATCGGACAGAGATATTCTTGCAAAGACAACTGTTATCTCTGGTGATGAACATTATACAGCAGTCTTGAGCAATGATTCAAAGGTTGTTCTTGCTAAGTTCGGAAAGTAAGAGGTGCTTATATGTTATTAAGACGACATAAAATCAACGCCGCAAAGCAGAGCGAAGAAGTAACAGCAGATAATGTAAGACAGGAAGCTGTTTATGGAGATGAGCTTAAGTATGAGGAAGAGCAGGACAAGTTCCCTACTCAACCTACAAACGATTACACAAGGACAGCTATTAAACGTATGCCAACAGCGGACTTACAGACACTTGCCTTAGAACAAGGTATTGAGAACGCAATGGAGCTTACAGGAGCAGAACTTAAAGAACTGTTAATCGAGAAATTAATGTTATAGGAGCTGAAATTATGGAATACACCACATTGGAGCAAGTTAAAATCCGACTTAAACAATTTCATATAGAGACTGTCGCAAATGAAGATGAAACAACATCTGATGTGGTAGTGTTTGATAACAAAGAAAATGATTTGCTTATCGAACAGCTTATTAAGCAGGCTACAGAAGATGTCAAAAATAGAAGAAATTACCCCGACAGCTACACGGAAGAAATGATAACAGAGGACTTGAAACAATTTGAGGGAGTTATCGTAAATCTTGTTGTGTACGACCATTCACAGGCTGGGGAAGAATTTATGGCGAGTTTCGGTGAAAATGGTGTAAGTCGAACATGGAAAGACAGAGACAGCTTATTTGTCGGGGTATTCCCTTTTGTAAAAATGTTATAAATATTAAAAAGAAGATTGTGCGTTACCATATTCGTGAGGTTACGAAAATGGTAGCAGGCGGCACACAGTAAGGGTGGTGGGCAGTGTGCCATTATTAAATCACAGGAGATATAAAATGAAAGAGATTTTATTACAAACTTATACCGTAGTGTTGCCGATATTACTTAGCTATATAGTTTGGCTTCTGAAACAACAGAAAAAAGATAAGGATGCTAACAGTAAAGGCACAATGTTGCTTTTACGAGTGCAACTTATTGAATATCACGATAAGTACATGAAACTTGGTGAAATTCCCTCATATGCGTATCAGAATTTTTGTGAGATGTATGACGCATACCACGCACTCGGGGGGAATGGCATGGTAACAAAAATGAAAAACGAAATCCAAGAAATTCATTTAGGCAAAGGAGGTAAAAACTGATGGACTTTACGCAAGTGCCTACAGTAGTTGCTATTATAGTGATTACTTATTTAATCGGATATGCTTCAAAGCAGATACCACAGGTCAAAGACAATATTATTCCAGTTATCGTAGGTGTAGCCGGTGGAATACTCGGTATTGTTGGAATGTTTGTAATTCCAAACTATCCGGCAGATAACATTCTTGACGCAATAGCAGTTGGAATTGTGTCAGGCATGGCAAGCACCGGTGTTAATCAGATTTACAAACAGGTAAAGAAAAATGCTTGATATAAACAAGCAGTCAATGAAGTATTCACAGCAAGGGGCACGCATCACAATTTACGAAAGAGACGATGACGGCAATATAATTTATGAGGGATATACCGATAGCGATGGAAACTTTGTTCCTTATCTTGATGATGATGGAAATAAAATTCCTAAAATTATCGAAGAAAAAGTCGGTTTTTCAAAACCTGCCGATTTTAGAGCGAACATAGCGTTCAGCGGCGGCAAAGCTAAAACAGAAGAGTTCGGCTTTGATGCCGCCGACTATGACGCAATAATGTTGACAGATAAAAATGAGTTCCCTTTAAAAAAAGGTGACTTAATATGGCTTTATAGTGAAGTAACTTACATTGACAAAGATACAGAAACAGTTGACGAAACATCGGCAGATTTTACTGTGGTTGGAATTAAGCCGGCTTTGAAGTCAACAAAGTATGTGCTTAAAGCGGTTGTAAAGTAGGGGGTTTTATGGCAAAGCAAACAATAACACTAGGCTTGTCTCAAAAGTCTGTAGAAAAGGCTATAAAACAGCTTAGACAGTACAAACAATGGCTTAGAAACAAAACTACAGAACTTGTAAAGGCACTTGCGGAAATTGGCATACCTGTTATAGAAACTAATGTAGCCGAAGCAGGCTACACTTTTGATAGCAAAGGTGTAAGGAGTGGTTCAAACACTGAGCATTACACATATGTACGACTTAATAACTTTGGAAGTTATGCACAGGCAAATCTTGTTGTAGAGGGCGAAGAAATTCTATTTATAGAGTTTGGGGCAGGTGTTTATTATAACGGTGAAGCCGGTACAAGCCCACACCCTAAAGGGCAAGAATTTAACTTCCTTATCGGCTCATACGGAGCCGGTCATGGAGTGCAAAAGGTTTGGGCTTACTATGATGAAACAGGAGCATTAGTAATGACCCGCGGTGTAGAAGCAACAATGCCTGTTTTAAAAGCGTATGAAAAGATTATAACTGATTATAAATCAGTGGTAAGGAGAGTGTTTGGGTGAGAGCAAGAACGGCATGGGCTTTTAATTTAGAAAATACAATATTTAACATTGTCAAAGCAAGAGCAGAAACAGGATTAAAAAAAACATATCCAAATATCCGTTTTACTAACGAAGAAGAAGCTGACGGAAATGCAGTTTTTCCAACTGTACTGATACAGTCTATGCAACCGTTAGAAAAAGTAGTAGATTTGGAAAAAATAAATATTGACACAGTGCTTTATACAGCACAAGTTACAGTTACAACAAACAAAAGTCGAGCAGAAGCATTGAATGTGGCAAATGAGGTGGCAGGAAGATTTAAACAAATGGCGTTTACACTGAATCCAATGCCATTTGTGAGAAAAGAGAACAAAGTTTTTACAGCAACATTCAGGGCAACTCGTACTTTTGATTATAACGATGTTTTATAGAACCATTAGGTTCTTATTTTTTTACAAAAAATTAGGAGGTAAAACATGGCAACAGGTTTAAAAACGAGAATTGCGTACAAAGAACCAAATTCATCAGCAGTGGAAGGAGAGTATTGGGCTGGCACCTATAAATTACTTATGAGAGCTAAGTCGATACCATCTCCGTTCGGTTCTCAAAACATGGTAGATACATCTACACTTGAAGATTTAGTCGAAACACAGGAGATGGGCAGGCGTGCGGCAGGCTCAATGGAAGTTCCGGGGGCGTTTGAAAAGAAATACAAAGACGACATGGTAACAAATGAGGGCAAAAAACTTGACTTCATTATTCTTTACGGAACTGACGGAAAAGGTTCAGAGGGCATTTGTGGATTCATCGGGCAGGAATCATTTGCACCTGACGAAGCAACAGACGACCACTTAACAGGTACTGCAACTATTTCAGTTCAGACAGTGCCGAAATGGATTGAAGATAACTATACAGTAACAGTCACAGAAGATGAAAATGGTTATCCAACGGCGATTAAGTTGGCAAAAAAATAGGTAGTCAGTCACTAAATAAAAGTAAAGCTGTAGTGCCTGACGAAATAACAGAAACGGCTGACTATACTTATGATAAATAGCTAAAACAAAATGATTAAAAGAGGGGCAGTTTTCGGACTGCCCCCTTTCTTACAAAAAAGTAAGAGAAAGGGAAAATAATATGTTTAAAATTTTAAATATCAGTAACAAAGAATACAAACTTGAATACTCTCTCGAAGCATCACTTTATCCTGAGAGTACAGAAAGACTTTTAGAGTTTATGTCATCAACAGATGCAGATAATGAGAATGACAAAATCAAAGGGATTATAAAAGGAATGTCAAATGTACCTCAGACAACATTGCATATGTTCTATGCAGGATTGTTAGAACATCATGGAAATACTGAAAATGGCGACGGTACAGTTACATCACTTAGTGATGCAAAGGCACTGTTAAAACAGTATATTGCTGAAAATAAATCAAACTTTTATTCAGTCATGGAAATGATATTGGAGCAGATGGGCAAAGATGGTTTTTTAGAATTGATAGGTCTGAACGAGATGTTACAGACAGAGGAAGAAACACCGAAGAAAGCACCGAAAGTTCCACAAGACCACATGAAGAAAAAATAAGTTTCAAAGATAACATAGAAAAAAATATCTTGCCTAGTGCTATAAAGGCAGGATTGACATATAAACAAGCTATGCACATGACGCCGAAAGCCATAGAAATGCACATAAAGGCATATACAGAAAGAGAACAAGAGAAAATAAAGGTATCTGAATATCTTTCGTGGTTAAACGGATATTATGTCGTGGAAGCAATAGCGTGTACTTTCGGAAAAGGAAAATATCCTAAAAATCCATTACTTGAAGAAGAAAAAGAAAACAGGATAAAGAACAATCCCAATAAGGAAAGTCAAGAAGAAATAGCAGTATTTGAAATGAAACAAAGAATACGGCAGTTAAGAGAAAGCGGACTACCTGAAAGTCCTGATTAAAGACAGTGAGTAAAACTTGCTGTCTTTTTATTTTTGAGGTGAAAACAAAATGAAAATGATTAAGAAAAACGCAAAAAGCATTAGCTATGGCAGTAAGCGCAGCTTAAACAACATAAAGTATATTGTCATACATTATACGGGAAATAAAGGCGATACAGCACTGAATAATCTTGATTACTTTGCCAATGGCAATACAAGACAGGCAGGAGCACATTTTTTTGTTGATAAGGCAGGTAAGATAGGTAAATCAATAGCGATGAGCCGTATAGCTTGGGCTGTCGGTGGCAATCATAAAAGCGGCAGAAAAGGCGAAGCGGCTTATTACCAAAAATGCACAAATGCAAATTCAGTATCTATTGAATTGTGTGATATGTGCTTAAAAACAAACTGGGAACAGATGTATGCGACAAGAAAACTTGTTAAATACATTCAAAGTAAGTGCCCTAACGCAAAAACAGTTATAAGACACTGGGATGTAAGCGGTAAAGAATGTCCTGCACCTTTTATTGGCACAAGTAACGAAAAGTGGATTGAATTTAAACGCTTTATAACAGCAGGATATAAATTCAAGGCAAAAGTTACTAAAAATGCTACTTTGAGAAGTTCGGCAAAAATTTCAGCAACAAACAAAAAAGGAACTGTCAAAAAAGGAAGTGTAGTAAACATTGTAAAAATGCAAAATAACTTCGGTCTTACAAACGATGGTTATTGGGTAACACTTAATAAATTAAAAGAGATATAGAATGAGGTGATTTGATGGAATTAGATAGCTTGGAATTAAAAGTATCGGCAGAAGCACAGTCAGCAGAAAAAGCACTTGACAGTCTTATAGGCAAATTGCAGAGCTTTTCAGAAACTTTAGGCGGTATAAACACTACTTCCATCAGTAAAAACCTTGAAAATCTTGCTAAAGTCGGCGGCTTGAAAACTGTCACTAAAGAGGTAGAGGACTTAGGAAAAACTGTAGACAATGTCAGTAAGAAGAAAACAAAGACTGAGGTTAAAGTCGATGTTAAACAAGGCTTAGAAGCTATTGCAGAGCTACAGAAAAAATATGCAAATGCAGGTAGAGGTGCACAATTCAATGGCACCACTACACAACTTGAAAAACAATATAGTAAACTATCTACCGACCTTGACAAACTCCTTTTGAAAGAAGATGAATTTTTAAATCGAGGTAAAGCAAATATCAAAAGCACTTCTTTTGACGGGTTAGAGTATAAAATACAGGAAACTATAAATAAACTTGATATTTTAAAAGTCAAAATTGCAGAAGCACAGCAGGCTTCACAAAAAGGCTTCGTGAAAGAAGATGCAAGTAATTCAGCAATAATGATACCGCCTGAAAGTGAAATAAAAAAAGCCGTAAACACTTATCAGAAGAATATAGAAAAAATATCCGCAGACACATTACCTAAACATACAGGCTGGGATAGTCAAGCAGAACTCCTTAAAATGCAAAAAGAAGCGAGAGAGGGAATAGCAGGAGCATTAGAGGGATATGACGAAAGAATAAAGAAAGCCACAGCCGACCTTAAAGCGGTCGAAAAAAGTGGCAAGGGCATGGGTACTGAGGAATGGGACAATGCTAGTATTACTTTACAAAAAGTTGTAGCAGAAGCTAAGTGGTATAAAAATACCTTAAAAGAAGCGGCTGCTGACCTTGATTTGAATGTCAAATCTATTAAGGAACTTGAAGCAGAAGAAAGCAAATTAGTACAAAAATCAAATCAGCTTGCTGGGAAAAAGTTAGTCGGAAGTGCTGATTATAACGAAACCATTTATCAACTTGGACGAGTTAGAGAAGAATTAGATAAGCAGAGAATAAAAATCACAGGTGCGAGCAGTGCTTTAAAAGGTTATGACGAACGAATTTCACAGGCTAAAATCAATCTTGCTAATATACAAGCTAGTGGCAAAGGCATGGGAACTTCTGAATGGGACACTGCCAAAATGGCTTTAATCAAGTTAGAAGATGAAGCAAGGCGGTATAAAGCGGCTTTAAATCAAAAAGCATTAGGACTTGATACCGACATAAAATCAACGGACAACCTCGAAACAAAGATAAAGAAATTAAATCTTGCTATAGAGCAAATGAGAAATAGAGGTATTGGTTTTGGTGATACAAACTTTGATAAGCTGTATCAACAACTTAATCAAGCTGAAAAAGAACTTGCAGAATACAAAGCTAAACTTACAGAAAGTTCAACCGCAACACAAAATTTTGGAAGTATTATAAAAAATGCGGCATCGGGATTTAAAAATTTTGTCGGTAAAATAAAAAACGCTGGAAGTGCAACACTTAATTTTGCTAAAAGTGTACGCAATATGAAATCACCTTTAAAACTTGCACTCGGTCAAATTAGCAAATTAGGAAATTTAGTTGCAAGGCTGTATTTCAAGTACATGATGCTGTCGAGGGTTGCTGGTGCACTCGGTAAAGTTCTTGGCATATCAAGTGACTATGTAGAGGAATACAACTATTTTCAAAAGGCAATAGACAAGATTGCACAGGAAAATAAAGGTAATTACAAAAAATACGGCTATGATGATGCTGAAAGCTACGCAAATAGCTTTGAAGATAGATTGACAACCCTCACAGGTAAAATGACAGGTTACAAGATTGGCAAGGATGGAGATTTACTTGACACAGGTACAACTAGTCTTGGACTTGACATTACACAGATAACAAACTTTGAAGCTCAAATCGCACAAATGACAAACTCTGTCGGCATGATGGGCGAAGCGTCTATTGCAACATCAAAAGCCATGACAATGCTTGCTGGGGATATGTCCTCATTAACAAATATGCCACTTGATACTGTTATGAAAAACTTTTCAAGTGGTCTTTCGGGTGCGGCAATGGCTGTAAAAAAATATGGTATGGACATATCAGTTGCGGCATTACAGGAAACAGCACTTGGGCTAGGTGTTAAGAAAAATGTTTCTGATATGACACAGGCTGAAAAAGAATACTTGCGTGTAATAACAATGTTGCAACAATCTAAAGTCGCATGGGGCGATTTAGCTAAGACTATCAATTCTCCCGCAAATCAATTTAGAATGTTAAAGTCCAATATCAAACAGTGCGGCTTGATGCTTTCAAGGCTGTTTATGCCTGTCATACAAAAAGCATTACCTTGGCTTAACGCTATGGCAATGGCTGTTAAAGACTTAATGAAGCATATCGGCGATTTATTTGGCTTGAAATTTAAAAGCATAGGCGGTTCTTCAAACGATGACACATCAAGCAGTTATGATGATGTATCAGACAGTGCCGACAATGCGGCAGACAGTATAAATAATGCGGCAGACGCACAGAAGAAGTTTAACAAGCAGTTACAAGGATTTGATAAATTAAATAATCTTACGACAAACGAAACATCTAAGAAAGACAGTGACAAGGATAAAAACGGCACAGGAGATGTTAGTGGCGTATTATCTGATGCTCTTATAAATGCTGTCGAGGATTATGAAAAACGCTGGAATAAAGCGTTTAAAAGCATGACAAGTGATGCTGATAACCTCAAAGAAAAGATTGAAAAACTATTTACAACAGCTTGGGACACAGGTGACGGAACAGAAATCGGTGAAGCACTTGCGACAACCTTAAACAAGGGCATTGACTGGGTAAATAAAAATACAAGCAAATGGGCTAAAGGCTTGAAAAAGATTACCTCAATTATGGGTACTTCTTTAAATGGTTTTGTTGAAAAATTCAAGTGGAAAGGTTTAGGAAAAGCTATCGGCAATTCTATTAAAGCCGCACTTGAAGCTGAAACAAACTTCTTTAAAAAAGTAAACTGGGTAAATCTTGGAAAAGGTTTGTCGAAAACTCTTAATTCAGCTATAAAAACAGGAGTTTTGCAGTCATACTTTAAATCAATGGCAAGCAAGCTAAGGGCGGCTATTGAGACAGCGTTTGGAGCAATTACTACTTTTGATTTTAAAGGACTTGGAAATGCGTTAGGACAAGGCATAAACGACTTTTTTAAGACAATGAATAAGAAAAATAAGCAGACTGGTCTTAATGGTTGGCAAGAACTTGGAAAGAGTTTAAGTGACGGAATAAAAGGGATAGCAGATAGTATTACGACTGCACTTAAAAAAGTAGAATGGAAAAAAGTAGGTCAAAGCATTGGGGACTTTATATCTGCTATTGATTTTAGTAAGGTAACATGGAGTTTGCTTGGGCTGGCAAAAGCGTTAGTAAGTGCAATAGGAAGTGCTCTCAAAGGTTCGTTTTCAAAAGCACCTATTGAGACAGGTTTATTGGCGGCATTTGCATTGGTAAAATACACTGGCATAGGAAAGTTTATTGCTGGCGAAGTTTCTAAGAAAATGGCGGCTTTTTTAGCTGAAAAAATGGGTTTTGAAATCGCAAAAGACGCAGGAATAAGCACAGCTATCAAAACAGGGCTTAAAGGACTTATAGCAAAAGCAGGCTTAACAAGTTTAAGTGTTTCGGTAGGTATAGTTGGAATAGCGACGGCAACGGCAGCATTGGTAGCTTTCTATAACTATGTAGAAAGCAAGGCTGATGAAAAAATAAAGTTAGATATGTCAGAAGCTAATAAGGCATTAGGTGACTTAAATTCATCAGCGAAAGAATGTGAAAAAGCTGTCAACAAAACTAAAGACGCATTAAAAAAAGTCGAAGAAAGAGACGAAAACGCAGAAGCCAAAGGCAAAGAAGTTGAAAATTTAGCGAGTACTTATTATAAACTTTCAAAAAAGGTCAACAAGACAAAAGCTGAAAAGGCAATTTTAAAGAAAATGTCAAAAGAACTTTCAAAAGAACTACCGGGCTTAAAAAAGAATGTGGATAAAGAGACGGGAGCATACAAGGGCAGTTGGAAACAGCTTAAAAAACTTGTTGAAAAAACAAAAGAATATTACAAAGCAAAAGCGGCACAAAAAGACCTTGCGGATATAGGTAACAAACTTTATGAGAATGAAAAAAAGTTAGCAGAAGCGGCAAAGAAAAGCAAACAAGCAGAAGCAGTCTTGAAAAATGAAAGAATAAATCTTGTTAATCAAACTAAGAGATTGAATGAACTTGAAGAAAAAAACTTAAATTGGAAAAGTGGCTCAGCTTCAATGACCAAATCCGAATATACGGAAATGGAAAAATTGCGTACAGAAGTGCCGAAACTTGCACAAAAATTACAAGACCAAGAAAAAGTTTATAAAAACCACAAAAAGGAACTTGGAGCACTTAAAGACACACAACAAGAACTCAATGAAAAGTACAATACAGCTTCTGACTATGTAGAAAAATATACAAAAAAGGTAGACAGTAATACTACTAGCACCAATAAGCAAAAAGACGCTATAAAAGGTGTTGGGGAAGAAACCGATAAATTGTCAGGCAAAAAAGCTACTGTATCTATAAATTCCAAAGGAGTTGAAAAGACTAAAAAAGATATTGACGGTATAACGAGTAAAAAAGTTAAAGTTACCGCAAATGCCAAAAAAGGTAAAAATTTTGATAAAACAAAAAAGGATTATGACGATTTTAAAACTAAAAATGCAAATATAAAGCTAAATGTAAAAAATGCAGACAAGTTAAAGGAAGTTGTGAAAAATCCGTTGCTAACCGATATAGGCAAGAAAAGTACAATAAAAAGGAATGTAGAGATTACTTTTAAGATGAAAAACAATTTCACTGACAATCTCTCTGATTTTTTAAATAAAATTTCAACTGGAAGCAAACCTAAAAAGAAAGCAAAAGGCGGTATCTTTGAAAACGGCTCATGGCATAACATAGCTAAGTATGCAAGCGGCGGTACTCCGAACATGGGTCAACTTTTCTATGCAAGAGAAGCTGGTCCCGAACTGGTAGGCACACTTAAAGGCAGAGGAACAGCGGTTATGAACAACGACCAAATCGTTGCGTCAGTATCGCAAGGTGTGTCAGACGCAGTATATAATGTTATGACACCTGTTTTAACAAGCCTTGTATCAAGTATAAACCGTATGAACAGTAGCGGCACACCTCTCTATGTCGAGGGGGTTTCTGAGGGTGATATAGTTAAGATAACCCAAAGTGCAAACGCTGATTACAAGAAGCGGTACGGCAAACCTCTTTTCACTTAGAATATTGCTATATTGTACCGAATGTGGTATGATATAGCAAATATTTAAAAGAAAAGGAGTGTAAAATGGAAGAAAAAAGTAATTCAACAGAATGGATTTCAACTCACAATCAAGAGCCGATACCACCAAAAGCGAAGAAGCCTAATAAAATGCGTTGGATTATATATTTGGTCGTAATGTTAGTTGTTGTTCATTTTGTTCGTGAAGCAAAAAAGAATAATGATGTTGCAAAGTCGGATTTGACATATACAGATACTTTTGACGAAGAAGATAACGATGACGATGTAGAAACACATATCAAGAATGCTAAGAAAATAAAGAAAAAATTAAATAAACTTAAAAAGAAAAAAATAAAAAAAGTTAGTAATAGTAGTTTATCAAAAAAAGCATATAAAAAGAAATGCAAAAAACTTTACTATAAAAATATT